TGTCCTCCAAAAGAACGTCTACCTCCACTGAAGGAGCATCTTCTGATACGTTGAAAACTGTTGCAGTAGAATTGGGATCTAGTTGCATCTTTCTAGCTAGTGCAGCTGCTTCGTATGGGTCACTAGCACTAACGTCTATTTCCCACATAACTGTGTATTCTTTCATGGTGTGTACTCCTTTAGTTGATCCCAAAGTTTTACAACAGCTCCACCGTCAATTGCACAGTATTCTAAAAACTGTTCATCTCTCAGGTTTCTTATGTTGTAGTCCTCAAACATGCTCCACTTAGGGTCGTAGTAACCACCCATGAGAACCTTAAGGCCTACTTTAGCTTTCCAACTGTCAGCGTTATTCGCATAACACTTAGCCAGAAGTTGAGTGTCCTCATAATCTAAAGGAAGTTTACCGGTACGTTGGTAGCAGATCTTTAAATCAAACCCGGTATTGTGTACCAGTAGTTTTCCTTCATACCTCACCAACCAATTCCATATTGCTGATTCTGTCTTATCGTCGTGAGCTATAAAAATTATGCTCTCGTCTTCAGTTAAACCGAATATGAAATGTGTTGTCCTTATAATCCTTGGATTACTCAGGCCTGATGATCTAGCTACCTGCTTAACATGAATTAAGTGGTCAGGATGTACATCATCTGGATGCTTTAGCAGTGCTATAGCTTCTTTTACCTGTTCTTGTGGGTAGATAGACCTTGTTTCAACGTCAAACCCTAAAACAGGGAGCTTGTTTAATGCTCTCAGCTGTTTATTTATGTGGTACAGCGTACTGAAAACCTCATATTTTACTTTTATGTAAGACATAATCAGGCCTCCAGGTCTTCCACCTTTTCGTAATGCTCTAGTTGCAGGAATGCTTCTGTCTTAGCTCTACCAAGGTATGTAGTGATGATCTTTCTGCCATCGTTATACGTTCCCTTTTTCTGCAGGAAGTAACCTGCTTTTATAAGTCTCTTTCTGACTTCTTGAACTTTTCGTACTGACCACTTAAGAGCATGAGCTGCCTTGTCGTCAGTAAATTCAAATTCCTCTATGCCAGCTTTTGATAGGTAGTATTCAAAAAGTATGACTGCGGAATCTGACTTACAGTTTTCCATAATCTCTACTTTATCTTGTAGCCTTAAGTACATATTACTAGGCCTCCTTTTGGACTTCTGTTTAAAACATACTGTGTTATAATTGCTCATAGCGATCCTAAGTAGCCCTTAAGTTGCAAGATTGTCTCTACACGATCTTGTAGCTACATCATACTCCAACAACAGCATCCTGTCAATAGACGCCATTTTGGCGACAACATTACGTAGGTAGAAAATACCCCTCATAGTCATACCTGGTAAGGCGTTAAGAGCTTTTCGCTGAAATAGTCTCTTACATAACTAATTACTCTTTTAAAAGTATCTGCGTACCTTAATAAACTATTCCCAACTACTCCACAACATGTCCGCTGAGCTAATGCGCTACCAGTGCCATACTATAGGCTCTAAGGACCAGTTAGCTCTGCGTACATGGTGTGGAGATGTTGTTTACTAGCCGCCGTTAAATGATGATATGACAACAGTACCGGCTTTGATTTCAGTTTCACCTATAAGCTGAACTGTAAGCCTGTCTACATCTTTAAGGCTGCACCACGTTCCACTGCGGAACTCTTGCATTTCGTGACTTCCACCAGCAGGATGGATGCTCCTAGCCTTGCTTTCACTACTGTGTGACACTACAAAAGAGTCGTATGTGTCGTAATCAGCGTTGAAGTCTTGTGATATTAGATATAGTTTGTTTTTCATCAGTCTATGTTCCCTTTAAAGAACTTTCCTAAAATGTTTAGGTTGTGACACTGTTCGTCTTCCAGTGCTTCTTCGATGAACAATCTTTTAGCTTCAAGGTACGTTAGGCTACGTTTACTGTAAGCAACATCAATAATAGTCTTGTCTGTAATTACAAGATCTTTAGTTGCCTCAGAACTTCCTTCATAGGTAAGCCAGTTACTTTCCTTAGTAACCAAATCGAAGTAAACACGTTTACCTCCTTTGTTCTTACCTACTCGTATAGCTCCTTCCCTGGTTTCACCGTTCTTTAGTGCATTAAGAGTCATGCTTTTGAACATGTTCTTCTGTCCGAAGTAATACGTTCCGTCTTCGTACTCAATAACGTAGACAAAACCCATTACATCTTCTGGAAGGTCACTGATGGAAGTTACTTCTTTGCTTTGGTAAGTCCAGTTCATTACATTTTCCTTGTAATAGGCATTATGAGGTTACGATATAGTTCTGCTGTATCAAGAGGCTCTACCCAATGATCGTTGATACTTTCAGCAAGATCCTTTATGTAATCTTCGTCTGCACCTAGGTCAACTGAGTGCATTAATGCCCGGTAAAGTATAATACTGCGACTTCCACGCTCTGCTTCATAGGCGTAAGAGAAAGTCTCTCTGGCATCGTCTAGTAAAGCTTTCTTAGAGGCGGTAGGAAGCTCGCGTACAGGCTTCTTAGGCTTATCTCTCATAATGGCGTTGGCAGTGTCTAAAAGGTCTTTAACACCCAATTTAGAGCCTTCCATTTGACTAAGTATGTTTCTTCCTGAGTAACTGAAGAATATTTGAGACTTAGGCAGTGAATCTGCTACTAGTCCTAATTCTTCTGCAGCACACTGTACGAATATTTTGTACAGGTCATCATCAACATCCAGGTCAATATCCAGTGACAGAATTACACGGTACTTGTATGCGTTGTCAGGGTCACTGCTACGTACAACGTAGTGCAACATACTGTCCAACAGCAAGTGAACTTCTTCGTCAGTCATGTTTCCTTCGTCAATGTCCAGTACCAGTAAACCGGTACCACCTTCAACATTGTCTTTAGAACGTTTACCATCCTTAAACAGGAATGGACTGAAAGCAGCGTTCATGCCAAGTAGTTCTTCAAGGTCAGCAAATTGCATGTCCTCTTCAAACTCGTATCCTTCGTAACACTTATCTTGAGCGTATGCTTTGAACTCTTTGTCCTTCTTGTCATCACCAAATACAATATGGCTTACACCTACCGATTTAGATTTAACTAGCTCACTGTACTCAATACCACCGTTCAGAACTGCGTATGAGCCATCTTTATCGTAACTGTTAGCTAAGGCAGCAATCTCATCAACTTTGCTCTTAGAGCCACCTGTGCCATTTATGTAGCCAAGTTTTCGTAGTTCGTGCATTGATACAACACTGACACCATCTTCAGCAATAAGCTTACAGTAACCTACAAGGTTCTCGTGCTGATCTTTAGCCAGCTCTAGTTCAAACTCTTTCAGGTCACCTGACAGCAGCTCTACTGTGTTAATAGCGTATGCGTAACACTCTTCAGTTACTGTGTCTTCACCGGCAAGTATTGAGTATGCTCCAGCTACTTTCATAGCTAGCCACTGCTTGTGTTTACGGCTTAGTTTAGATATTGGGTACCTATTAGATCCCCGGTCAGAACGTACCGAGTTAAACTCCTGATAAACGTCAAACAGCTTCTCAGCAGCTTGGTCTAGTGCCATTGGTTCTTGAGTTGTGTTATCAACTAATGAATCCGTTAGCTCTGCCAAGGTACGTTGAGCGTGTAACACCTGCTCACGTTCTCTGTTACGAATGGTGTACAGCTCGTCAATACTCATTACAGGAACCCTGTACGGTACTTCTGGTGTAAACACAAACAGTGAACGTCTAGCTAACTGTGTATTAAACAGAAGCTTGAACTTGTTCTTAACATCCTGCTGATAAAGTATCGTGTCAAATGACCCGAATAATAGGCCATTGATAGGCATACCTTTAACACCACTAGTTTGGTTCTCAGATGATTTAATAACCTTCACAGGCACATCACCTAAGTCGTAACCTACTGACAGTATCTTCACAATTTCTGTAAAACTACCGTTAGTCTGCATCTCAGCTGCTAGCTCACTACAGGAAAAGCTACCGGCACCAAGTGGTTTAGCTGATAGTCCTGCCAAGTGGTTAGTAATACCTTCAGGTGTACCTAAACCAGACTGTAATGGGATTGGCTTCTCGTAATACTTTTCGTAGTTCTCAGGGTTGTCACCATTTAGATTAGCTAGTTCACGAGCTTTATCCACAGCGTACTGTTTACGTAGTGCTTCAAGTTTAGTGTAAGAACCTAGTAACGCTTTTCGTACTGTGTTCATACTCTTGTCTTTACTGCTTCCACTTGGAGACAGAATGACTGAAATAGCGTTTACAGGAACCAACGTACCGTCAAACAGTACGATAGGTTTCCGTAAGTGGCTGACCAGGGTAATAAGCTCTGATAAAGCTACACCTAGTTTTAGACGAGGAGATACACCTTGTCCAACAATAGTATCAACAGCCTTACGAACTACGTCCGGATATGAGTCTAAATGCTGCGTTCTACTATCAATGTAGTCTGACAGCACTTTGTCTGTTGAATCTGTATCGTTCATTACGTACTCCTTGCACCTACTTTTTCAAATATGTTTTGGTATAACTCTATCTCATCGAAGTGGTTACCGATGTTCATAGTGCCTTCAATGTTTTTAGCAGTACCGTAATGGCCTGATAAGTTACTGCCATAGATGTCTTCCAGCAATGCAAAGTAAAACTTACGCAATAGCTTCTCGTTTACAACGGAAGACATTGTTTGCACTGACTTGTAGTCTTTATGGGAGAACAAAGGTATAGATGAGAAAAACTCGTTATGACCAGTCTGGGTTATGCCTTCTGCAGGAAACACCAAAGTGATCTTTATGAAGATGTGATTACGTTCCAACTCTTCAACAGTTGCTAGAAGTTTAGCTACGTTTTTACGTACATCTGCATTATCTACGTTGTACGGATAGCTAACGCTTACATACAACTCGTAGAAGAAGTCAGTATAGTCTTTTGACGGTGTAATAACACAATCTGGCTCACCAGAAGCGTATTTACCTACGTCAAATCCTACAGCAGTACCTTCCACATCGTACTTATAGTTTTCGTAGACATCACCTGTTATCAGGCCTCGCTTGTAAAGATTAGATCTAACCAAGTTTCGGATAGATTCTTGCTCTTCTTCAGGGAAGTCTGACTGTCGTCGTACCAGCATAGCTAGTGCGTCTTTGTAGCTGATTCCACATGTATCATCACGTTTTTGTGTAAGCTTGCTTACTGTGAAAATGAAGTGGTCTAGGTTACGGAAACTAGCAAAATCTTGCTGACTACCTATGATATCTGTTACAGTCCAAGATTCTGGAAATATATCAGGTAGTTTCGTTGTAAGATCTAGTTTGGTCCTCGAACCAATCGTGGTTTTTGCTTCTTGAGTCTTGTTCTTGGAAGTCATCGTGTTGTCCTCCTGGGACTACGTTAGGTTTTTTAGAATGTTTTTTCATTACACTGACTAACTCGTCAAATGTTTCACACTCTTCGTGCAGTTTGTCTGGAGCATTAGCTGCCACCAGTTCTGTAAATCTGTCGTATATCATCTCGTTACCACGCACTAGCTTATGAACGAATCCGTCCAATAGGCCCAAACTTTTACGTTTGTAGTAGCGCATACTGTCACGCATTGATATTGATAGAGATGAGTTAACGTCCTTCAGTATTGCTCTGAGGTGACCCATAGCTTCAGTAGTAACTTCGTCTACTAGAGACTTCTCTAAGTTTTCATCTCTGAATACAGCTACCTGATCGAATCGGTCTAAAGTAGCAGCGTCTAGCTTGTTACGTCCCACATAACTCTCATGTTGATCTTGAGGGTTAGCTGTAGCCATTAACCTAAAGTTCTTGTGAGGAGGGTCCGTATAGCCATCAGGGAATGCCATAATATTGTTTTCTAGGGAGTTAAATATCAACAACACGTTGCTGTCCATAGCATCTATTTCGTCAATGTTGAAATAGTGACCTTCGGTATACGCTTTTCTGAATGGTGAAGGTGAGTAGATCCCGTTAACGTTCATAAAGCCTATGATGTGTGACACAGTAGTTTGTCTAGTGCCACTTAAGAATGAATAGTCCATGCCGGCATTACGTGCAGCAGTCATAAGAATAGTTGTTTTACCACTACCAGACGGCCCTTCAAGAAGTACAGGAATGTTATTGTTGATAAGGGTTTGTACTGTGGTCTGCAGTCTGTGTTGCATAATCAACTCCTGTATTTGCTGTTGTAGTACTAGTAAACGAGAATACTGGACACACTGGTGTAGACTTTACGTTATACAAAGCTCCTGCCAGCACGTAGTGTTTTAGGTCATCTTCAGAATCAAAATGCAGTTTGCCAGCAGAGCTGTTAAACAGTTTGAAGTGGGTCAAGTTTTTAAGAGCTTCTTCACCTTGTCCGTTAAACATAGGTGCAATAACTCTTTCTGAAAATGTTAGTACGCTGTCACCTTGCAGACCTAACAAGTAATCAACGTACAGAAATGAGTTAACGTTGCAAGGATTAGAAATATTGAATACCTCTGGAATCTCACCGTGTAAGGAAGGATCAATATTACGTAAAACGTTTACACATGTATCCAGTTGTTCAAAACTGAATCTAGGTAAATTAGCTGAATAGTTGTTAGATATAGTTTTATGTATGCCAGACTCTGTTATATGTTCAGGCATAGTCTTTGTTAGACTCTTTACTCTCTTTAGTCCAACTGACCTA